GGACCCTGTTCCTCACAATCATCTTTCGATGTGTGCAGGTGCAGGGCTCTAACACTCCACTCTCGTGGTGTGAAGAACAGAGTCCCACCCCCCTTTCGGGAGGCGCCACCCCTTAACCCCGGGGCGGGGGCGATATGGTTATGTCAAGAAGATTTCTTGCATCGTGATCACATCCTCGGCATCCTGTTCCGAAGAACGTCGGCCAAAGGCAAGATCGCGGGTATTGCTACTTAAGTAAGCAGCCCAGTCGACCTCGTTAAGTTCTCTTAACGCAAAATACCTATACTGACAGCTATCATACCAATGAACAGTGCTTTCCTGGCCTTCACAGGCGAGTAGAGCAAGGTCCACGGCAGTACACTCAGAATCACATTTTAGCCAGAACGGCTTCCATGCTTTCTGAGCACCAGTATGCCAGACGAGAGTTTTCGTAGGAGTACCAGTACATCCCGATACTATCAGGAAGTTATCTGGTATGCGGTTCTCAAATAAAAAATCGGAGGTAATAAATACACTCTTATCTATCCAAGCTCCCACGCACACACGCTTAATCTTCTTATACAGCTTACAGTCATTAAAGACATCAGCTGTCAGCCCATAATAAAGGCTAAAGAAGTTATATAGGCGTACAGCATCGTACAGGTTTGGCTCTCTTGTTTTGAGATAAAAACCACGTACTAATCTGCCGCCCTGGAAGTCGGCACCACATGATTCTCTGAACATAGAATCTTGTCCAAAGTCGTCGAGACCATAGCTCTTGTCCTTGTTTAGTACCATATAAAGTCTTTGGTAGATTTCTCTCCAAAGCTCTAAAGGCACCGTACTAGGAGGGGCTTGGTCATCTCCGAATGATGCAAAATACTTCCATTTCACAGTCTTACCCTTCCACAAGAGGTTACCCCCTCGTGTCGCTGAAGGTATGCACAGACTATCATTTTGGCCACGCGAAGGTTCGAAAAGACAAACCCAAGCATTAATGGCTGTAAAGATAGCACTCTCCAGAGGGAAAATGGCTGGATTACCCATACCATCCACCCCCTGACTGTACGTGTACAACTGTGCGGTCTCACCCCTTGTGCCATCTTGCGCAAGGCCACCTGTTTTAATAATCGCATTCCTCGTCGTCATTACGTCGTGAAAAAGACGTTCTGTTGACTTAGAACCGCGACACAGATAGGCAAAGAGACCTATGCTTATATGATCGGAAGCGCTGGACAAGTCCAGTGTATCAATGTTTCCATTGATACTTCCTTCATAAGCTTTCAGTCTGTTGAAATTCGCAAGTGTTTGAAGATCAATACCCTTCATACGGAGGACTCGGCGTATAGCTTTGTCGACCATTCTCTGGGCACTAATCTGGCAGGGTGTACCTATTACGATACTGCGGTTCTTAGATGTATCCTTCGCTACCTGTGAGTACTTCGCTGGTTTAAACCTCCAGCGTTGCGGTATATCTGCTGATAATTCTTCAGTCAGACTATCGTCAAATTCGAGGGGATTAAAATATGGATTACTCCATAGACCCCAATTATCGTATTTAACGAAACGGGACGACGATGTATCTTTACGTGTTTCAATCGTATTGATCTCGTAATCCTTAACCGCGACCCCAGGCCCTGTGAAGTGACCGGATGTCCGGGCATATGGCTCCATAAGTTGTTGGAACATAAGCCTAAGACCCCAGATCTCATCAGCTAAAGAACTCGGCGCGTGAACTCTTTCGAGCAACAGCGACGGATTCTCCCAAGGGTTAACCTCACCGAGTCCGAAGTCCTCGTTCGCACGAAGACAAAGGCTCTGGCTTTGAAACCAAGCTTTCCGTGTAACATCGGTTAGCTGTGAGGGATCCTCGGATGGGATTTTCTTAGCTACCGTAGCGGCATTAATGCCAGCTATACGGCTCAATCTCTCTGCTTCTTTAATAAATGCATCGAGAGGATAGATACAATCTAATCTATTAAACATAACCTTAGCATTAGAGCTGCCGTCATGTATCCTAGTGTAGAATTTAGATTCTACGCGGGGCTTAGACCCCATAAGTGAGACTGACATACTTACTCCTAGTAAGGCGTTCTGCCGTAATCCACCAGATCAGTTACTAAGCTATTAGCTAGTAGCTGTGCAGCTTTTTGTCTCATAAGCGTTACAGTTGCCGTTGGGAAAACCTTCGGTACTACAACCTTAATATCGACATAAGCTGTCTTGACGGACACAATACCGTTAGGATCTGTGTATTCCATAGGAACACTGAGCAGCATTTTGGCGGTACGGTTCACCTGATCACTCTGGGTCTGCTGACCTGTGAGTTTAATGTCCTCATTTAAATTGTAGGACTGACCAGGAAGCTGGTAGTGCGACTGAACACCGACCTGAGAAGTTGGTGTGTAAGTGTACGTTGTTGAATCAACAACTAAAGCGATATTAGCAATTTGAGCCATATCATATTTCCTTAACCCGAATCGGGCAATTGTGAACCTTGGTTTACGGATTGCCTACAACAACCCACCTGCAAATGTCTTACGGTACTTACTCGCCACTATAGCTGTTAAATAGCTTAAACGACGAGCGTTGATACCGAACTCGGCTCGGTCTAAAAGGCCTTGCAAGTCCCAGGTTTTTGCACCTAGTTGCTTGTTAACCCTACGATCAAGCCAAAAGTCCTCACAGTGTGTTCGCTCACTATAAAACGAGCTAACCTCGTAATTAGGTAGGAACGTATAGTCGCCGATTAAACGACAACATGATACGTCACACCCATCTGAGGCATACTGTGTAATTCTAGACATTTGATCCAGCCATGTACCAACCGGTAGAAACCAGTCAATACAAAAGCTCCACGGTACTGCATCCCACATTGCAGGAGCTGGCCTTGAAAAAGCCATCCTGTCAAAGTTTTGTTGCATGGCCTGTGCGGTAAAATACCGTGTAACAGAGCCCTCTGCCTTTAAACTAAGACTTACATGTAGGAAGAAGTAGTAATCCTCTCTATCAACCTTATGCGTAAGCACTTCCGAACGCTTTTTATGCATACGGAAAGCCTGCGACCTGTCCTTTATAGCATGTTGTATTGCTAATTGGGCAGTGTGGATGGTAGGAAGGATAGCAAAGTTATACTCTAGCCAGGAGTTTGCGATGATATGTCTACCAGTAACCTTTCGGGCGGCTTTTGAAAAGTTGCCATCCCTAAGGTACGGCAGAGCACTATCTATGCGCGAGACAGTACTTGTGACCGTCTTAACCGCATCGACGCTGTCCTTGAGACCTTGCCAGAAATCAAATAACTGGCTGAGGATATCTTCGGCAGCATCGTCAGCTCTTGCCCAGGCAGTATAGCCCGGGTAGTCCCTATGCCATTTGTAAGGCACAAAGACATTAGTGCTGAAGCGATATAGATAATCACGATCGTATATGACTTGCCCTCCTCTTTCGGAGTGCCAGGCACAATAAGCCTTATAGTCTTGTAAACGATATAGATACGGAGTACAGGTTACGTAAGAAGGGTCAGCGACTCTCCTTCCGTTTTGTCCCTCTTTGATCACTGATCTAGAGGATACTGTATAAGGTCTTCTGTTAAATAAAATAACATCAGGCCTTGATCCGTTATAGTACATAATTGCCTCAGTGTAGTTATGAATGCCGTGGTACACCCATAAACTTTTCACAAGAGAGCGGCGATTCGCCAGACTCACTAGGAGGGGCACCAGTCCCTGCTAGTCTCGAGATGCGTCTATGACGTCACCCGAGCTTAGCTCGGCGCGTACGCTTCCCTT